CTTTTCTGCTGCTTGCTACCTTATTACTCGTCATCATGCAAATAAACTTCTCAAACTTCACAGCAGAGGATCGCAGTGGAAAATTGATCAGAACATCAGACCAAGAGCAGTCTCCGAAGACTTGATACTTGATAGTGGTAAATCATACGCTACACCATTATTCAATTATAGATTAGATATGGGATCAGCGATACATGAAGAGCACATAGAAATTTTTCATAAGAATAGTAACCATGCACTCACTGATTTTTGGAGAGAGCAAGGTGCTGATGTCAAGATACAAGAAGTGATGCAATTAGATGAATATTGTGGTAGAATACCACCAATAGTATACATCAATCAAGGAAAAGAGGAGGCAAAAAATGGCATCTAAAGTTGTTCTACCACCAGAGGACAAACAACCTGATTTTGTGGGCATGCAAGATTATGGTGCGATAGGTGTCTTTGATAATTTTGTCAAGTGGGAGTTTTGTGATGCTGTTGTAGACTCGTTTGAGTTTTGGTATGGTAAGAAACATATAGAAGAAGTAAAAGTTACTGAAGTAGAGGGTAGAGAACTCTCATTGTCACCTAAAGGAGATGGGAGTAAACAGTTTGGAAAGAGAGGTGATCTTGGTAGAAAAGATCAACAATTATATCTTGAGATATGTGACCCTTGTCTTGCGATGGAAGTCAATCAAGCAGTGGGAGGAGCATTTGAAATTTATGTTGACAAATGGAAAGGTTTATTAGATTCATCAGATCCCGTATCTTCATGGACATGTAAAGTACAGAAAACAAATTCTGGTGGGGGATATCATGTATGGCACTCAGAAAATGGAAGTTTTTTATACAGAGATAGAGTATTGACTTGGATGATATATCTAAATGACATACCTTTAGAGAATGGTGGAGCAACTGATTTTTTTCATCAAGAAATATCATTTCAACCTAAGAAAGGCACTGTAGTATTGTGGCCAGCAACATACACACATGTACACAGAGGTTCTTTTCTTACAGGTGATGTATCAAAATACATAGCGACTGGGTGGTTCTCCCGTGAACCAGGTCAAGTAACAAATAGAATTTTGGGTGAGAAAGGTGGAAGGATACAACCCACTGATAAATTGAATGCATGATATTTTATACATCAATTACTAATGGGTATGATAAATTATCACCCCCACCAATATCTGATGTAAAATTTATATGTTTTTATGATGGCGATAAACCGAGTACAGATGGTTGGGAATATAGAAAGATAGTAATAGATGAAGAGTGTCCAGTAAGAAAATCATATCATCCCAAACATTGTCCACAATTATATTTTCCTCCTAACACTGTCACTGTGTGGATTGATGCTGCGTATGCTATCACTAATGAACTTGTAGAATACTCAAAAATTCTTTTAGATAAACATGACTTTGTTCTTCAAAGACATCCTGACAATAGAACTCTCATCGAAGAGTATGAGAAATTATATTACCATGGATTTTCAACTAGAGAAGAGATAATTGATATGTGTAAACGTATCAAGAATATAAAATTTCCAGTAAAATTTTACGACCAAACAATCAACTGTGTGATATGGAGGAGATTGACACCGAAAGTCACAGAGTGGTGTAAGGTCTGGAGAGAATGGTATGATATTGGTGTAAACAGAGATCAGGTATCAAGTTCTATTGCAGAGTTTTTAGTAGTCAAGGCACATAGAGTAGACCTTGCTATTGATATGACTAAAAGCACTAGAGTAAAATCATATGGAGAATCATATAAGTTACATGAACCCACAGGTGACATTGTTGATACTATACGCAAGATATTACCAGTAGAAAAAAAGACGTTCAGCACAAATATATTTACAGATGTAAGTGATATAATCATATACACATGTATCACAAATGGATATGATAATTTGGTATCAGATTTCTACCATCCTAATGTAAGGTATGTTTGTTTTCACGATGGCACAATAGACACATCTATAACACCATGGGAGTACATCAAACTGGATGTTGATATCAGTTGTCCAAGAAGATTATCCTTTTACCCAAAGGCGAATCCACATCTATTTTTTCCCAATGGATCAAAAACAATATGGATTGATGCATGTTATAAACACACACCCCAGTTTCTAAGCATGAGTAGAGATTGCTTCCCATTTACAATACTAAGACACCCGTCAAAATTCACATACTATGATGAAATATTAGAGGGATTTATGTGTGCATTCTTTTCTTATAATGATGCGATAAATTTGACAAAAAAATTGAAGGAAAAAGGTTATGATTTTAAAAAATATAGTAGTCCACTCGGCACAATATTATGGAGAACTATTTCACCTGAGATCAATAGGTTCAATGACTTATGGTACAAATGGTCACTCATCGGATGTAATAGGGATCAGATTGCATTAGATATTGCACTCAAAGAATCAGATGTGCTACCATCAATTATTGAAAATAGAGAGGAGACAGGTATTCCTCTAGGTTATAATAATAAATTTGGTAGAAAAGGTAAACATCCACAGAGAGGAGACCTACAACAATTTCATAGAAAGAATGAATTACTACAAGAGTTGAAGGAAATCACAGGTCTGCACCCTAAACTATATACTAAACATAATCATGAATTTATGATGATTGAGAGTGGAGTTCTATGATCTACTATACTATAAACACAAACAATTATATTGAGAATTTACAAGCACCATCATGGGTGCAAGTCATCACAGATGTAGAGGATCTGGGTGATCCAATAAGGAGTAGTAGGAAGGATAAAATACTGTGTCCATTTGAAGGACCTAGTGTGTATATTGACGCATCTAAAGTTCACCTTCTCAATGATGATTTCAAAAAAATAAGCGAAGAGATAATAGGTAGAGGTGGGTTTACATATATGGAACATCCACACAAACATTCTTATCTTGAGGAGTGTGCAGAATATGTAAAGAATGGATGGGTTGATCCAGATGATCTGATCAAATTTACTATTGATCTGTCAAAAACTGAATTCAAATTTGAAGAATATTTCTCACCATTATGCACAATAATTTGGAGGAGTTGGAATGACCACGAGTTTAATAAGATGTGGTGGGAGTGGTACAACAAAGGTGGTGTAAGGGATCAATTATCATTCTCAGTTGCACATCAACTTTGCCCACAAAAATGTGAGACAGTGTATTCAAGGGACTTGATCAATCAATTCTCTGACGCTAATCCAGATGGTGAGTGGTGGAATAATAAGTGTGGTGATTACACTTACCATAAAGAGAGTGTAGACATTTTAGAATTTGTTGACTTACTTACTGAGGTTACAGGTTTATATAATTGGAAAAAATATTTTAGATCAGGTAAACACAGAATAACTGGGGAACCTTTTTATGGTGATGCAGGTCCTCTTGCATACTCTATACAATACGATGACACTGACACAAATCAATTAGTTATCTATACCAGTATTACAAATTGGTATGATACCATACCTGATGACATGTATTACGATCCAGATGTAAAGTATGTTTGTTTTACTGATGGTAAGGTAGAGAAGAAAGGAGAGTGGGAGTTTAGGGACATACCAGATTTTGTATATGATGAAGTTGATGGAGATCCTAGAAGGTTATCTGCTTTTGCAAAAATATGTCCTCATAAATTGTTTCCCTACGGAACTAAGACTGTGTGGTTAGATGGTTGTTACATTCATACAAAAGAGTGGGTAGATTATTCTAAGAAAAAACTCAAAGAATCTGGACTCACACACATGTTGCATCCTCATAGATTTACATTCCACAATGAAATCATGGAGGGATTTGGTGCTAACTTCAATAGTAGAGAGCAGATGTTAGAATTAGTTGATGCTCTCAGTAAAGTTGAATATGATTTCAAAAAATATTGCTCACCCGTACTCACATGTATATGGAGACAGGTGGATGATGAAATGGCAAAGTTCCATGATATTTGGTGGAAGTATAGTAAAATAGGATCAAATCGTGATCAAATATCATTTGATTGTGCCTTACAACTTACAGGTATAAAGTGGTGGGTTGTACATAACTGGGAAACAATAGGTTTAGATCTTACATCACCTGTGTCTAAGGCAGCAAGGAACAAAAGACATCCACAGGCAGGTCACTTCAATGAAAATAGTACTTACAGTGAGATTTTAGAAGAGTGCTATGAATTACTCAAAGAGATAAGACCAATTACAGGTATAGATGATGAGCATCAGATATGGAAATTGGAGGCGAATGAGATGAGAGATCCAACTTATCTCACATGGTTGCCAGAGGGTTCATGGTGGTATGACCCTACCACAATCAAGACTACAAATGGAAAATACTCTGTCCAAGATAAAGTTATTCTTAGAAAAGATAAGGGTGGGACTATGAGAAATGAGGATAGTGGTAGAAACAATTCTTTCTGGGTAAGAAGATTGAAGAGGTCACTTGGCATACTGAATTTGCCAAACGAAGCATACATTACACATGTTTGGGATTGGGGTACATCATTTAGAGATTATGTAACTAAGAATGTTCTTACTCCTAAATTACCAAAGACTTGACAAGTTTGTAAATTTTTGTTACTATAAATAATACGGAGTG